GAGAATCTCCACTCATTGTATTAACAACGATTTGAGGTCTACCATAAGCCATCAACTTCAATTGAGTTGTCATTTCGTTAGTAAGTTTCTTCAAGTTAAGAGTTAATTCTTGAGAGAAGAAAGTTGTACCGTTATCACGAGATGAATTAACAGTTTCAGTATAGCTTGAATTTCCTTTCAAATCATAATAGTACACAGTACTACCAGAAGGGAAGGCGGTGATTTCACCATTTGCGTTTGTAGTAAACGAAGCTGTTGTATAGTTTAAGAAGTAAACGCCAGTTAGGCCACCTACACTCTCTTTACAAGGTTCATTTCTACCTGCTGATAAATTACAAGGCATATTCTTAGTTTTTTAAATTTGTTAATTTTATTTTTGAGTAAAGGGAGATATGGTTAATCTCCCTATTACTTACTCAATTAATAGTTTTTGTGTATTGCGATGTCAGAACCAATACCATATTGTGTACCAGCGGTGTATCTCATAATGATTCTATAATTTTGAGAACCATCTAAGTTAGCCATGTCTAATACTCTTACTTCGTTGTAGTCACTCAATAAACCTGTTCCGAAGAATAAGTTTGATTTTTGTGCTGCTACCATTGCTGAAGCTGCAAGACCAGGACAGAATGCTAATTCAATACCTTGGAAGTTTAATGGTTTCTCACCAACGTTCATTTGGTTGTTCCATCCGTTAGCACCTGCTGTACCACCGCTTAACGCTTGTTGGTAAGCTTTTACTACGTTTGTTGGAACGTAAATCATTACATCTTCTTTACCATATACAGTGTTAGGGATTGCATTTACTAATGAATCTAATGCTGTTAATACGTTTGCTGAAGTGATTGAACCAGAAACAGAAGATGTTACAGGAGCGTTATCGCCACCTGCTACAACTGAAGAAGATAAAGCAGTATAGATACCACCAAATTGTCCGTTAGTTGCGTTTACACCTCTCCAAATTGATTCTTCAGTAGCTTGTGCTACTTTACCACCAACATAAGAGATTAAGAAATCGTTGAAATCTTTTGGAATCTCATCAAATGCTGAATAGCCTAATTGTAAAGCTTCCCAAGAATCTACGAACTCTTGCTTACATAATTCAAGGTTTACTTGAAGTTCTTTTGGTTCTAAGATTCTCTCAGTAAGAGCTACAGTTCCAGAAGTTGTGAAGTCACATGATGCGTTGTTTACAATGCTATCAACTGCAATCTTTTGGATAACACTTTTGAACTTCACATTCGGCATGATTGTGATGTATTGGTTATCTAAAGTTTTTGCTGATAACAAAGCTGCCGCAATGTACTTCCCTGCGAATTCACCAGCATAAGTTGTGGTAACTGCAGGTTGTGCGAAATTTTGTTGTTTTCTCATCTTTAAATGATTTTGTTTTGTTTATTTATATAATTTAGATAGGAAAGAATTCTGAGGATTAATCAAAGCACCTTTCTTATTCATTTTAATTCCAGTTTTGTTTGGAGCGTTTTCATCAATTGGTGCACCATCCAATTTTGGTAATTCTTCTTCCTCATCAGGTTCAACAGCTGCCATATTTTCAACAGTGTTTACTTTTGTTGGGTCACCAGGTAAGTCTTCAGTCTTAACTTTAGGAGCTTCACCACCTTCTTCCTTAACATCCTGCATTGATTGCATCTTCTTCTCTAATTCTTCAATTCTATATTGAAGTTTAGTTACCATAGATGCCATATCAGTATCTTCAGGGATTGGATTAGCTGATTCTTCAGTTGCTACTTCTTCATCATCACCCATGTCACCACCAGCGATTGATTCCATTTTAGCAACTTCTTTTTCAGCTTCTGCTGCAGGTAATTCAACATTTTCTCTTTCAGTTATTTTACCATCCTTAGTCATTACTTTGATTAGGACTTCATTACCTTCAGAATCTCTTAATGCTAACTCATGCTCACCATCTGGTGCTGGAGTTTTACCATCTTCGGTTACAACTTCTACTGATTCGCCAACATCAAATGTAGGTGATTCAACTATTGTACCATCTGCTAATTTAGCGTAAGTAAAAAGTACTTCCTCCTTGCTTAATGAAAGAGTCTTTACTATTTTATCTAATACTTGTCTTGCGTTCATATATTGATTATTTAATTATTTAACAATTTGTTTTTTATTTGTAGTAATTTTTATTGATATAATGGAGGACAAAGTACAACCTGATACGGAGAAACAGGTTCTTCGTATGGATATGGGAATGTATAAATGAATGTACCACTACCAGAACCAAATGTATGTGTTGTAATTCCATCAACATATGTAGTAACTGCATTAGTTACAAATGCTTTTGTTTTTCCAGCATATGATATAATAACAGTTCCATTTGTTCCTGCACTTGCTCCTCTTGATGGGTTTACACCACTACCATTACCACCAATTCCTGCATTTGAACTTGCTGAACCAGATACACCATTTATTGAATCTGGAGGAGGAGTAGGACCTCCTGCTGTTGCTCCACCACCGCCACCGGCAGTCATTCCACTTGCTCCATTACCACCTCTAGCTTGCGTAGCAGCAGTAGTACCATTAGCACCATTAGCTTGATTACTTGCTCCACCACCACCTGCTATCGCCGGTCCAAATCCACCACTAGTTGAATAGCTACCAGTTCCTCCTGCACGAGCTGCAAATGGTGTTACTACACCTGCTCTTACAAGGCTTCCGCTACCACTATTACCACCATTATTTATTCCAGCACCTACAGAAGTTCCTGTTTTACCACCTTCACATAAAAATGAAATTGGAATAGTATCATTATCATCAAATCCTATTAAAAATGAATTTCCAATAGCATCTTGATTTACTGCTCCACCTGCTCCAACATTAATTTGATATGTAACATTTGGAATTATTGAAATGCTTTGTGAAATGGCCATTCCGCCACCACCTCCGCCACCAACACCATTTCCATCACCAGTGCTTCCACCACCACCACCGGCAGCAACAACGATAGATGCAGAATAATTGTATTTCATTACGCCAATACAACCACCACCGCCTATAGCTTTGTTTATGTTATAGTTTAGATTTAACATTCGTTTTGTTTTACTTAAATGCTACAATAGATGCAGCTGTTGAAGATGCAGATACTGCACATACGATACCAGGGATAAATCCACTAGCAGATACCAATGTTAATACAGATTGGTCATACGTTTTAAGTACTAAGTTACCAAGTTGTCCAACATATAATCCACCTGCTACAAATCCAAATTGAGGATTATTTGCAGATGCTGATGCGAATGCTGAGCCTGAAATTGGTGCTACTGCAACTCCACCTACGAATTGAGGATTAGTGATATACGAATTTTGAGTTTCTAATTTCATATTATTTGTTTATTTTATTATTTAACAATTGTAAAGTTAATTTTATTGATTAATAACTTATTGTAGTTACTATACTTTCAGGTACAGGTATAATAGAACCTGTATAGTTTTTATCAGTTCCTAAGTATAATCTATAATCTTGTATTAATTTTCCTGCACCATCATTATTATTACCAGCACTATTTCCTAATACTCTCCAATATCCATTTGCAGGAGTTGTAATTACTCCACTAGCAGTACCAGTTCCTATTTTATTACCATTTAAATACACATATATATTTCCACCACTTCTAACATAAGCTAAATGAAACCATACATTTTTAGTTTTATTCCATGGTGCTGCTGGATTAGATGTAACTGCACTACCAGCAACTCTAAAAGTTGATGGTACTATTGGTGCATCTAATAATAAACTAGCACCATCTACAGTCCCAAAGAAGAACATATTAAATGGTGGTTGTCCTGTTGCTACTTCATTATAATTGTACCAACATTCCATAACCCAATTTTGAGAACTAAAATCTAATAAAGAACCTGATACAATTCCAGCATTTTGAGAACCAGATATATAAACTGCTGTTGAATATCCATTAGAAGCAAAGTTATAAGAACCTGATGATACAATGGATGAAGTTGTTTGTAAAATTGGAGGCGCTGTTCCAACATTTGAACCAGTTGGCACCATTGGTAAATTTGTACCACTACCACTTACAACTGCAGCAATATTATCATAATAGTTACTCATTCCTAAAGATGGGAATAAACTATATGGCATTGCTAATTTAAGATATTGTGCAAATTCATCATTTCTTACTATATAAGTAAGGCTATTTATAGGATTTAATCCTACTTGGTCCTCACCAACATAATAAAATGGTATTGGTGTATCTCCTAAAAACATTTGTGTTGTTGCTGCTCCCATTTTATTCAAATTTGTTTGTTTCAAAATTATATACCTGTCCTAACAATGGAGCAGATGTATTAGTTATGTTTATTAAAGCACATTGATATTCAGGCAATACATACCCATCTAATGTATGAATATCTTCTACTTCTAATAAATCTCTTACTATTCCTTCTTCGTTTACTAATGCGTATTTTGTCATAATTAAGCGTTTGTTACTATTGATTGTGGTGGAGTTATTGTTGCTGTATTATATCCTCTATCAGTTCCAATTGTTATTCTAATATCTTGATGTGCAGCTGCTTCACCATCGGCAGCTGCACTATTTCCACCTATTATTCTAACCAATCCAGTTGAAGTTATATTACCAGTAGATGTACCCATACTTCTTCTTGTACCATTATGATACCCATAAAGCGTTCCAGATGAACTTCTTACCCATGCAACGTGCACCCAACTATTTAATGTTATTGTAAAGTTAGCTGAAAAGAATTGTGAGCCATTTATAATTGTTCTCATTCTTACGTCTGTTGCATTATTACCATTACCAATATCAGCATACCAATCATCATTAACACCTTCTCTTTGTCTTACAACAGAATTCCAAAAAGGAGGTTTATTAAAACCTTCTGTAAAATAAAACCATCCTTCAACAACATATTGTTGAGCTGCAACTGCAAATCTAGTTGCTGATACTTGTCCCCAACATCCAGCATCTTGTGCAAATAATGAACCATTATATCCATCAGCTGAAAAGTTATTAGGTGTATCTGATTTAAATTCAGTTCCTGAACCAGTTGGTGCAGCTACAAGATTAGTTCCAGTAGTTCTTACAACTGCAGAAATATCACTATAATATTGAGCCATTGATATTGGAGCTGCAGAAAATAAAGAACAAGGTAAAGCTAATTGTACCGATGCAGAGTATGCATCAGTTCTAACAACATATCCTGCAGCAGCTGCAGGAGGTTGGATATTATAAAATGTTGTTGCTGAAAATATACTCATATTAAATAAATCTTTTTGCGTTCACTACATAAGCAGTTGAACTATTCAATGCAACTAATGATAACACATCAGTTATACCACTACCAGACGAAGGTAAATAAGCTGAACCAGAAGGTTGTTTAATATTCGTACTGAATGATGCAGATGATATAGTACCAGTTGTTACAAAGATATTTGCGTTCTCACCAGGGTTTAAGTTTGTCACATTAAAGTGTGTTGTTGCACTATTTGCTAATGTTACAGTAAAGAAGTTTCCAGCATTCATATCAATTGATGCTGTATTACTTGCTACCGATACTGCTACCACATTACCTTGCGCTGAACCAGTTATAATTATTGAACCAGATATAATTGCTGAACCTGTATAAGGAAATGCTGCTGCTCCATTAATTCCGCTTGTACCAGAAGTACCAGAAGTTCCATTAACACCAGAAGTTCCATTAGCTCCGTTTACACCCGATGTACCATTCACACCAGAAGTTCCGTTAGCTCCATTTACTCCTGAAGTACCATCTGCTCCGTTCACACCAGATGTTCCATTAGCTCCGTTTACTCCGCTAGTTCCACTTACACCGCTTGTACCTGAAGTTCCATTAACTCCTGATGTACCATTGGCTCCGCTTGTTCCAGATGTTCCTGAACTTATAGTTGAACCAGATACAATATATAATGTATTAGGGTCTTTAGTTCCTAATGCTGAATAAGAAGCTGAATCTAATGTTACAATTCTATTAGCCGGTGCTACATTTGTATATATGTCACCTAATGTACTTACAACGCTTCCACTTAAAGAACCTGATGAAACTAATATTGAACCAGTAACACCTAAACTTCCAGTTATTTGTGCTGAACCAGAGAATGGGAAACCAGCTCCAGCTCCACCTTCAATCTTAATAGATGCAGTTGAATTTGAAACACTATATGATTGAACTCCGCTACCACTAATTGAAATGTATGTTGCTGAACCTAATATTGTACTTCCACTTGCGAATGTAAATGCAGTTGCAGAAGTTCCTGAAGTTCCACTTACACCTGAAGTTCCACTTACACCAGAAGTTCCATTAACACCAGAAGTTCCTGATGTACCATTAGTACCAGAACTTATAGTTGAGCCACTAACCACATAAAGTGTATTAGGGTCTTTTGTTGCCAATGCTGAGTATGAAGCTGAATCTAATGTTACAATCTTTTGTGCTGCAGGTACGTTAGTAAATGTATCACCTAAGTTAGTTACAACTGATGAACTGAATGAGCCACTCAATACTGTCAAACTTCCAGTTACTCCTAAAGAGCCTGTTATTTGTGCTGAACCAGAGAAAGGAAATCCTACTCCAGTTCCACCAGTACCACCAACCAATACAATTGATGCTGTATTTGAATTTACAGTTATTGATTGTACTGCGCTTCCACTAAAGTTTAAATATTGTGCAGTTCCTAATGTTACACTTGCTGATGCTATTGTATTAATTGATGTTAATCCAGACGTACCACTTGTACCAGAAGTTCCTGATGTGCCGCTACTTCCATCTACACCATTAATTCCGCTTGTACCAGAAGTGCCTGAAGTACCACTACTTCCTGCTACTCCATTTATTCCAGAAGTGCCGCTTGTTCCGCTCGTACCGCTTGAACCATCTAATCCACTAACACCAGAAGTTCCCGATGTTCCTGAAGTTCCTGATGTACCAGAAGTGCCACTTGAACCATTTAATCCGTTTATTCCTGAAGTGCCTGAAGTACCAGCAGTTCCAGAAGTTCCTATTGCTATGAATGATGAAGTTGCTATTAATTGTGTTCTATTTCCAACACCACCAACCCATGCATATCCTTCAGTTAAAGAAGCTGTAAATGCTCCACTAGCTGATATACTTCCACTTACAAGTAAATTACCACCAGTAGTTAAAACTCCAGCAAAAGAAGCTTGAGTTCCTCCACCTTGTCCTATTGCTAATACTAATCCAGCTGATGCATTTTCTAATTCTAATCCATTACTACCTTGTGCTTTAATATGGTGTGTAACTAAAGTAGAATCACCAACCATATTAATATTTCCACTTACAAAAGTAGAACCTGTTATTCTTAATGGACCTGTTTTAAAATCTACAGTTCCAAAAAGTGTTTGAACATCATCAGCTGCATCACCAAATTGGTTTGAGCCTGATGAATATATTATAGATGCTGTTTCAAATTGTACTAATAACTTAGAAGCTGTTATTGCTCCAGTTACATTTATATCTCCTGTTACACTTAATGTATTACCATCAAATGTTAAATTAGTTTCAACAGTTCCGTTTGGTGCAGTTCCATTTAAAGTAATAACACCATTATTAGTTGTACCTGTCAAAGATAATAATCCTGAAGTACCTGATGTTCCACTACTACCTGAGCTACCACTTACTCCGCTTGTACCAGAAGTTCCTGATGAGCCTGATGAGCCACTTGTGCCGCTTGTTCCAGATGTGCCACTAGTTCCAGAACTGCCTGAAGAACCATTTAATCCATTTATTCCACTTGTGCCAGATGTTCCACTACTTCCAGCTACTCCGTTAATACCTGAAGTTCCTGATGTGCCTGAAGTTCCTGATGTGCCTGATGAACCTGATGAGCCACTTACTCCGCTTGTTCCAGATGTACCACTCGTTCCAGATGAACCTGAACTTCCACTTACACCGCTTGTACCTGAAGTTCCTGATGTGCCGCTCGAACCACTACTTCCACTAACACCAGAAGTTCCCGATGTACCGCTTGTGCCAGAAGTTCCTGAAGTGCCACTTGTACCACTACTTCCTGAAGTGCCACTAACACCAGAAGTTCCTGATGTGCCAGCAGTTCCAGATGTAGCTGATGTATATGATGTTCCGTTTATTATTAAATTACCTTGAATAGAAAACGAACCAGTAACTCCACTACTACCTGTAATGTATTGTGAGCCTGAGAATACGTTTGAACCAGTTGTTGCTAATCCAGATGTATTTGCATATATGTTAGCTTGTGAACCAGTTACATTTACAGCAATTGTAGGTCCAACAAAATTTAATGTTGTAGCTGCACCTAATGATGTACCCTCATCTCTAATTACAACACCACTACCAGATAATACTAATGCATCCACCTGATTCTCTAACATTGCTACTGAAGAACTAACCGATGCTGAATCAATATTATATTGAATTTCATCAACTAAGGAATCAATCATATCAGTATTAAATCCTCTTAATAGGGCTGGTGTAATGTATCCAAAATTATTATTAGGAAAGCTACTTTGGTTTTGTGCTTCTAATTGCTGTTTATTTAAGTTAGACATACTTTATATCTTTGTTTTATATATTTTCAACATCAAATCCACTAGAGAATCCTCTACTAAATGCTCCTTGCTGTTTAGCAGCAGATTGCGTTTGTCCAATAGATTGTCCTATCAATGCACCATCACAACAATCCATAGAATAAGTGTCAGCATCCTCACACAAACAAGCTCTACGCTTATTACGTGGGATTGCTCTACCTCTAGTTGGACCGAAGTAAACGCCTGAATTCTTTCTTTGATTTTGATTACTCGCTGGTGTTGGCATTACTGTGCTTTTGCTGGTGGATAAATTAAGCCTATTCCCTGTGCTCCCATAGTCTTATCACAACATTTTTGAGAATAAGTGTTCTTATTCCTACACAAACATCCCATTCTGTTACCTTTTCTTGGTGAACTGAACGATAAGGTTGGTTGCGGCTTTTGTTTCGGAGTAGCAACAGTTTTAAGCTTCATCTGATTTCTTTTAGATTTAACAACTAAAGGAATAAAAGTTATGAACTTACCCTTTCTTCACAGCTTCCTTATACATTAGTTCTTCTAAGTATGCTACATCAGCCTGATATGCTAACATTAATAAACATTTTTCCAATGGTTCTTTAGTTATTTCCTCAAATCTGGTTATATCGTTTTGTGCGAGTTGGACAAGGCTTGAGTAAGATTTCCATTTTTTTCCAAAACGGATTTGATGTTCTGAGGTAGACCCGTCAATCCCGTCAAAGACTTCTGGGTATCTTTCAGCAAGTCCTTTAATAAAGTTTTCAAAAAAAAAAGTGTGCCAAAGTGAACATCCATACTGACATCCATAAACTTATCGCCATCTATTGTACCATCGTATGCTTTAATATCATATAGCTTACCTGTCTTTTTAATAAGAGGTCTATAAAGAATACTCATAATCTCAGCCCACTTCTCATTTATTTCAAACGTTTCGTATTTGCTAATATCCACATAAGCACCATAAGCCATTCTACTTAAGTCAGGCTCAAATCCATATTCTACTCCATCTATTTGGATAAACTTTTGTAGTGGTAAATCTATGTTATTAAAGAAGTTAATTAAATCTTGTCTAATAGCAATGTATGTATCTATATTTAATTGCTGTATATACTCTAATGGAAAATCGCATAGGTGATGAAACAAACAAGCAGTTATAGCTTCTTCTTCACCAGCGTATGTTTCCAAATCTTTTCTTAAAGCTAAATACTTTCTTAGAGTTACTGCACTCCATTTAGTAGGTACTTCTATTTTTATTTCTTTTTTCATAGTTTACAATTGTGAATTTACATTTGTTATTTTGTTCCTTTTATATAATAAGATTTAACACCTGTTAGATAATCACTACCAGTCTCCACACTAACATCCTTAAATCCAATCTTATTGAAATCATCAACTAAGAATTGCTCATTCTCTACTCTACAATTCATCCAGTCCAAACACTCATCGTAATAGCGTGATGATTCTCCTAAGTCCATAAAGTGTAATGAACATAATCCACCATCCCTTAATGATTTGTACATATCCTCTATGATTGAATATCTTACTGAATAGTTTGAGATATGCTGAAACACTATATGTGACATTATGAAATCATAATACCCTTCAGGTGTTGGTTGTATATCCTTACCATTATTCTCCCATGTCTTACAGGCAGCAGTTGATTGTGTGTTATCTATATACCATTGTTGTGCGTATGCAGCATTACTCTTTGATATATCACATCCATCAATTGTTTCCCATTCAGCTAAGGTAGATAGGTTGATTAGGTTTCTTCCACATCCACATCCGAAATCAAATGCTCTCTTTCCTTTCCATCTTTCAGGGTTGAACTTTACATCCCCTAATAAGATAGCCCAATACTCTGGGTCTGGATTGTGTTGATGATGATTATCTACC